CCGCCACCCAAGAACAGCGGCGTCCTTGAGGCAAACGGACCCGATCCCCTTCCTGCGCTCATCGCGCTGGTCGCCGATCCGGTTGGCCGCGGTGTCGGAATCCAGCGGACCTATTTGACGCATGACGGCCGAAAGGCAGCGTCTAGCGACGGAAAGGTGAAATTCTCGCTCGGCCCGATCGTCGGGGGCGCCATCCATCTCGGCCCGCCGACCCCAGAGCTGATCGTCACCGAAGGCCTCGAAGATGGGTTGACCCTCGCCGAGCAGCTGCGCCGCTCGGTCTGGGTCGCCGCCGGCACATCCATGATGCCGCGCATGGTTTTGCCCAGCGATGTGTCCGCGGTCGTGATCGGGGCAGATGGAGACCCGCCGGGCGAAAAGGCGGCGCAGAAAGCCGCGGCGGCATTTGTCGATAGCGGCCGCACGGTTCGCATCATGCGGCCTGCCCCCGGCTTCAAGGACTTCAACGCCGAGTTGATGGGGATCTCGGCATGACCGCCACGCCCATCCGGGATCGGCTGGAGCAAGCTGAGCCTTTCGTGCCGACCGTAGCCACGGATCGTCACCTGCCAATCGATCCGCGCCGAGACCTGCCATTGCCGCTGCCGTTCGAATGGTTCGAGAACGTCCAGGCCCAGCTGGTGGGTTTCTGGCTCATCAAGAAACTGCTGCCCGCCATCGGCATCGCCGTGATCTACGGTCATCCGGGGACCGGGAAGTCCTTTCTCGCCCTGGACTGGGCATTGCATATCGCACTGGGCTGGGACTGGCGCGGCCGCAAGGTGAAGGCCGGACTTGTCGTCTATGTTTGCGCGGAGGGCGTCTCCGGACTCCGCAATCGCGTTGAAGCCTTCAGACGGCATCACGGCGTCACGCACGCCCCGTTCATCCTGATATCGACGCCAATCGACATGCAGGCCCCCGACGCTGACGTCAGGCGGCTGATCACGACGATCGATCAGGCAACCGAGACGGCGGGCGTCCCCGTAGCGGCGATCTTCATCGACACGGTCAGCAAAACCTTCGGCGCGGGCAAGGAGAACTCCGACGATATGGTCTCCTACGTTAACAACTGCCAGATGGTAGCGACTCGATTCGAGTGCCTGACGATCCCCGTGCACCACCGCCCAAAGGATGCCGAGAGCGAAGATCCGCGCGGCCATTCCAGCCTTCGTGGCAACATCGACACCCTGATCATCGTCGACATCGTGGGCGACACGAAGCGGATGCGCGTGAAGAAGCAGAAGGACGGCGAGGACGGCCTGACCGAGACCTTCAAACTCAAGGTGGTCGAACTCGGCGAGGACGAGGATGGCGAGGCAGTCACGTCCTGCATTCTCGTTCCGGCTGATGTCGACGCGAACGATCTGCCGCTGGACGCGCAGCCCAGACGCCGGATTCCGGAGAGCGCGAAGGCTGCTTTGCGCACCTTGGACGAGACATGCGAGGCGTTCGGATTTGCTCCCCCGACCGACATTCCGGCCACCGAAATCAACCTCCTGAAGGTCGGAAAAGTCGTTCGCTTCGAGACGTGGCGGGACAAATGCATTTCGGCTGCCGGGACAAGCCGGGACAACAAGCGGGACACTGAAAAACGCGCCTTCAATCGCGCCAAGGAGAAGCTCCAAGACCTTGGAATTGTTAGGGTTTGGAATGACTACGCGTGGCGGACCCACGAGGCCGGGACAAGCCGGGACAGCTGGCGGGACACGTCATCGGCCCAGCCGGGACAAGCCGGGACAACCGGGACACCCCTAAAGGGGTGTGTCCCGCCCTGTCCCGCTCGCCCTCCCGTGGCGCCCGCCGATATTTTGACCGCTCGCGATCCCTTCAACGACGAGCATTGGCCAGAGGACGACGACCTGTGACCCGACCCATCAACTACACCGACGATCTTGGCCTGCGGATCTGCGCTCGCATCGCGAATGGCGAACGGCTGACGACCATTTGCGAGGATCAAGACATGCCCGACTACGACACAGTGCGGGGCTGGATCGCAGGCGGCGTACACGAGAGCTTGGTGGTGAAAGCCAGGTGGGCGCTCGACCAGCGCAAGAACAATGCGATCGTCAGGGCTGATGGTCGAGGCGACGAGATCGTGCCGTGGACGCCGGCGACCGCTTGTGCCGACCTCGAACGATACCGGTGGCAGGCTGCGAAGCGGCCCGACGGGTCGTATGACGACACGTATCGGCGCCGGCATGTGCCCCACGTCGACGTCGAGGCCGATATCGATCGCCGCTACCGCGAACGGTACGGGCCAACGCTTCGCCTTGTTGGCGGAGACGCCTGATGGCACGCGGCGCGATCACTCCCAGACAGCAGCGGTTTGTTGACGAGTATCTCATCGACCTCAATGCCACGCAGGCCGCAGTGCGCGCCGGCTACAGCGCGAGGACCGCGAATGAGCAAGGCGCACGCCTGTTAGCGAAAGTTAGCGTCGCTGCGGCCCTTCGTGCTGCCCAGGCCGCCCGCTCGGACCGCACGAAGGTCGACGCCGATTGGGTGCTCAACCGCATGGTCGAAAAGGAAGGCGCAGACATCGCCGACATCTACGACGATAGCGGCCGGCTCCGCCCGATCCGCGAGTGGCCGGCCATCTGGCGGACAGGAGGACTCGTCGCTGGCATCGAAGCTGGCGAAGAGCGCGACGAGACCGGCAAGGTGATCGCCGTCGTCCGCAAGGTGAAGCTCGCCGACCGCAATCGGTGGATCGAGCTGATCGGCAAGCATGTCAACGTGCAGGCATTCCGCGACCAGCTTGGCCTGAGCAGCCCGACGGGCGGCCCTGTCGAGGTGAACGCAACCCTTGACCCGGCTGAAGCCTATCGATTGGCGAAGGAGTTCTGATGGCCACCGCGCCGGTCATCGACATGCCGAGCTTCGACTGGCGTCAGCCGGATTACGCTGCTGTGTTCCGCGACCGGATGCGGGTCCTCGATCGGCTGCGTGCGCGCCCCGAACTGATCCAAGCCTTGCACGCCTACTACCGCGACAATCCCGCCCAGTTCATTCTGGACTGGGGTTGCACCGTCGACCCTCGCAATGTGGAGCGTGGCCTGCCGTCGCGCATGCCGTTCATCCTCTTCCCCAAGCAGATCGAATGGATCAACTGGATTGTCGAGCGCTGGCGGGCGGGCGAGCCCGGTGCCACCGAGAAGTCCCGCGATAGCGGCGTCACGTGGCTGGCGATCGCCCTGTCGTGCACCATGTGCCTCTTCCACCCCGGTCTTGCGATCGGCTTCGGCTCCCGGAAACAGGAGTATGTCGACAAGATCGGCGATCCCAAGTCGATCTTCCACAAGGGCCGTCTCTTCATGGCCGAGTTGCCCCGGATATTTCGCGGCGGCTGGGATGCCCGGCTGCATGCCCCGCTCCTGCGCCTCAACTTCCCCGAGACCGGCAGCACGATCACGGGCGAAGCGGGCGACAACATCGGCCGCGGAGACCGCGCCTCGATCTACTTCGTGGATGAGGCTGCCTTTCTCGAGCGGCCCACGCTGGTCGACGCTTCGCTGTCCCAAACAACCAACTGCCGGCAGGATATCAGCACGCCGAACGGCCGGGCTAATCCCTTCGCGGAGAAGGTTCACAGCGGGCGCATCCCGGTCTTTCGGTTTCATTGGAGAGATGATCCCCGGAAGGACGACGCCTGGTACCAGAAGCAGGTCGCCGAACTCGATCCGGTTACGGTGGCGCAGGAAATCGACATCGATTACTCGGCCTCGATCGAAGGCATCCTGATCCCCAGCGCGTGGATACAGGCGGCCATCGACGCGCATGACAAGCTTTTCGTTGAGCCAACGGGGTCGCGGCGCGGCGCATTGGATGTCGCCGACGAAGGTAAGGACAAGAACGCGTTCGCGATCGGGCGCGGTATCCTGGTCGACGACGTCGAGGAATGGTCGGGCAAGGGCTCAGATATCTTCGGCACCGTCCAGCGCGCCTTCGGCCTCTGCGACGAGCATGATCTCGAAGAATTCCAGTATGACGCCGACGGCTTGGGCGCCGGTGTCCGCGGCGACGCGCGGGTCATCAACGAGCAGCGCTCCGACGCCCAGCGCGCCGAGATTTGGGTCAATGCTTTCCGCGGCTCCGAAGCTGTCTACCGCCCCGAGGGCGAGGACGTGCCCGGTCGGAAGAACAAGGACTATTTCGCGAACCGAAAAGCGCAGGGGTGGTTTAATCTCCGCAAGCGATTCCAGGTGACGTTTCGTGCGGTCAAGGCCGGCGCCGACTTCGATCCGGACGATATCATCTCGCTCTCGTCTGGGTGCAGCAACCTCGCCCGGCTCTGCGGCGAACTGTCGCAGCCGACGTACTCGATCAACACGGTCGGGAAGGTCGTGATCGACAAGGCCCCCGATGGCACGAAGTCACCGAACCTGGCCGATAGCGTTATGATCCTATTCGCCGAGACAAATAGGCCATTGTTGATAAGCGATGAAGATCTGGAAGCATTGTCACGCCCGAGTCGGTCTGTGGAACTTATGCCTTCTTCTTGGTAGACGCTCGTATATTGTGAAGACACCAATCAATATTTCGATAGAATTGAGGAGGGAAAATATGAGCGCTTCACCATCCATTTTCAGCGCGGAACTCGGACGCATGATCGGCATCCGCATGTCTGCCGGCGAACCGTTGGTCAGCATTTGCCGAGACGCGGATATGCCATCCCTGGATATCGCCATGAATTGGTTGAACAACCCGTCTGACCCGCGCTTCGGCGTTATCGTTCGCGACGCATTCGATAATCGACTGGCGGATCGGCTGCGCCAATTTGCTTCACTTTCGCCCGATCAGGCGGCGGTCCGCCGGCCATGAGCTTCGTCAAACGCCGCCTCGATGTTACGCTACGCCTAGGCGAGGGCGCCTTCGGCGAGTCCGGCTTCAACACCGTAAAGTTCTCCGGCGTGCGGTGCTCTGCGACCATCAATATCGGCAATTCCGTCGATCAAGGGCAGTTGACCCTCCGCGCCTGGGGCTTGCCGCTGAGCGTGATGAACCGGATGACCTTGCTGAAGCAGGACCTCAAGGAAAAGGTTTCAGTGGCGGCGAACAGCGTCACCCTCGAAGCAGGAGATGACCAGGCTGGCATGTCGGTCGTCTTCCAGGGCAATATCAGCCAGTGCATCGCAGACTTTGCCGGTATGCCCGACACGTCGATGGTCTTGGTGGCACATGTCGGTCTTGCTGACGCGCTCAAGCCGGTGGCGCCGAAAAGCTACCGCGGGCCGGTCTCAGCGGCCACGATCATGAAAGACATCGCGGCCACCATGGGGCGGCCGTTCGAGAATAATGGCGTGACGACGATAATGTCCGATACCTACCTGCCCGGCTCTTCAATCGACCAAGTGCGCAAGGTGGTCCAGACCTGCGACATCCATGCTGCGATCGATTGTAAGAGCGGCGCATTGGCGATCTGGCCGCTGGACGGCGTTCGGGGCACGCGGATCTACCAGCTTTCAAAAGACACGGGCATGGTCGGCTATCCGGCCTACTCCGAAGCCGGGATCAGCCTGATTTCCCTGTACATCCCGTCGCTGTCGATCGGTGATCGCGTGCAGGTTGAGAGCCAGCTACTGGCGGCTTCCAAGATCTGG